GCGGTCGGCGCACCAGTGCGCGAATTCCACCAGCAGCGGCCCGGCGTCCACGTAGGGTGTATGCTGCCGCGCCGCGGACGCGCACGCTTTGCCGTCGCCCTTATGGATGATTCCGCACAGCTCGCGCAGGCAAACGCGAGTGCCGGAAGCGTAGCGCAGTGCGTCGGTGACGCGCTCGCTCCCGTGCCATCCCGACACGCACAACTCGGCGCGGCGCTTCGGCAAGTCGTCGCCCTGCTTGGGAAGCGGCGTCCCGTCGCGGAGGTTAGCGGCTGCGAAGTGAAACACGAGCACGTTACACCCCCTCTCCGCGTTTTTTCGCCCCGATCTCCACGCCGTCCAGCAAGCCGTAGCAGTAACCGGCGGCGAATCCGTGAATGGCTTTCGCGGCATCCTCGCGCGTCAGCTTGCCTGCGACCACGCTGGCGGCGAAGTTTGTCACGACGCGCGCGACCCGCGGCGGCACGTTCTCCGCCTTGCCGGTTTCCCGGAATTGCGCGACGACGGCAGCGCCGAATGCGGCGCAGTCGGGCGCCGGGCTTTGGGCTTGCGCGTGGATCGCTACGGCCGCGAGCAGCGCGGCGAGAATGGTACGCTTCATCGTATCCCCCTACAGGGTGGAAGGTGCCCCGCCTATTATCTCCCCGGCGGGGCGGAGGGGAGGCGCCGTTTGCAGCCCGCGCTCCCTCGGCTGAACCTGTGCGGCTACTCGCTACCGAGAAATTCGCGCGCCTCGCGTTCCGCGTCCACAAACTTTCCGGCGGCAATGTCGCGCAGCAATTCCAGGGCTGCCGCGCCGCGATTGAAATCGCTGAGCATGACGCCGCGCAGCGCTTCGTCGTCCGGGCCGGCGCCGGGCCAGCGTCCCGTCGCGTAACCGTCCTCCCAAACGCTAAAGAAATCATCCCATGCGCTGCGATAGGGCGCGCAGGCCTCCTCGGCTTCGGCGTAGCCTTCGCTGCGCGCATCGTCCAGCGCCGTGCCCGAGAGAGTCTCGGCGGCATCGTGCCACTCCTCGAGCCGGTCTCGCACGGCCGGCGCTACGGCATCCGAGAGGGCGCGCAGCAATTCGGAATCGTCCAGCGTGCCCGTTGCGTTGTGAATGTGCAGCATGGTCTGGGCTCCCTATCCGAGTGTCGCGCGTTGCGCGAGCGATTGAGAAATAGCGCCGTTCCGGCACATGGCGTCCAGCCAGTCGCACCATGCGCAGCGCGTATCCGTTACGTGCATCGTGCCGTTCCCGGAGTAGTTTGGAATCTTGCGCCGCGATAGGCTCGGGTGCTCCGACCAGAACAGGCGCCGCAATTCGCGTTGATTCGTGATCCAGTAGCGCGTCACTGCACCTCGCAGCATACGCCGCGATGGCTGCCGTCCTCGGGCATCGGCTCGCGCGACACGTAGATCGCTGCGCCGCGCGGGTCAGTTTGGTAGCGCACGTGCACGCCCAATTCCGCGGCTACCCGGTCCACGCGCCGCTTCGCGCCGGCTTTGCGATCCGCGATGCGGCAACGATGGGGCTTGCCATTGTGCGGGTACGTCACTAGGTATGGCGGCCCATCCCCGTTGTCGTCGCGCTCGATCGCCCATGAGGCATAGCCATTGCCGTCGCCGCACTCCAATTCGTACCAGCGCTGCAACGTGCGAGCGGCGCGGCGCAGGGTTTCCGCCTGCGCAAAGGTGGCGAGGATCCCCGCACGCTCCAGGCGCGCTAGCAGGTTTTCGGTTTTCAGTCGGGCGATACTCATGCCCGCCAATCCTCCGGTCGGTTGTGCGCCAGCAAGCGGCGCGCTTCGTCAAGTCCTACGCCGAGAGTGTCGGCGACTCCGCGCACACTGTCAAGTGACAAGTTGTCACAGGACTGCGGCGCGCTTTGCGCCTCGGCGCTACGCGCTGCGCGTAACTCGCGGGCGTAGTCTAGGGCTTCGAACATCCTCCGGGCTTGCGTGGCGGTCAGCATGGCTCAGTCTCCCGCGGCTTCGGCGACGGCGCGCAATGCGGCTTGCGCCTCATCCAGCAACGCCCATGCGTCGCCCGTGTCGGTGTAGTTTGCGGCTTCGCAGTCCGCGCTAAAGTCGGCAATGCGCGCGGCGACTAAAAGCGCATAGCGCGCGGCTTCTGCAACGGTTTTCACGTTTTGCATGGCTCAACCTCCAAAGTAGGCGATTTCGCCGTCGGCGAAACTGCCGGCGGCAAGCCACAGGATGCGGCGCAGGTTGTCCACGTGCGAGGATAGCTCGGCCTCATCCCACGCGCCATAGGGGTGCAGTGCTGCGCGCGCATCCTCCGGTGACACGGCAAGTCCGATTTGATCGAGCCAATACGTCACGTCGCCGTCGCAGTCTCCCGCGTGCGAGCAATCGCGCACGAAGTCGGCCGGGAAATCGTCAGGGTAAAGGATCAGCATGGCGTCAATCTCCAAAGTAGTCTAATGTTAGCCCGCGTGCTTGAAAAAGAAAGCGTATGGCGTCATGGTCTAGCGCTCCCCCAACAAGTCGGCGATTTCGTTGACGATGCTCTCGGCGACCTGCGCGGGTTCGCTGTCCCGGTACAGGTAGCCCACGCCCCACGCGGGGAAGCCATAAGCGCCGCCCGTGTAGGAGTTGTCCCCTGTCTGGTAGCCCCACGCGCCAGACTCATCCGCGCCGACCGTCACCATCATTCCGGGCACGTCGTCGTCGTCGGGGTCGTCGGTCGCGCGGTAGTCATCGCGAATCGTCGGGATGAGTGAGGCGCAAAGCTCCGTGATTTCGGCGTGGAGCGCGTTGAATTGATCTTCGGTCATGTTCGTGTCTCCTGTTCGTTGTCTCAGTCGGCGAGCAGCGCGCCGTTTTTGCCGTAAGTGTACGCGACAAAGCGCGCCACTACGGGGTCCGTGGGCGTCGCAGTAGACAAGCCGCTAATGGTGGAAATAGTTACATAGCCCGACACGGTGCGCCCGCGCACGCGCACCGCGGCCGGGACGCTAAAGAACGTGTCCGCAGTCTGCGCGATGCGCGCGAGTGCGCGCACTTTGCCGTCCGAGCAGAGCACGCGCCCGCCGTGGTACAAGCCCCACGGCATCGACTGCTCCAAGCACGTTCCGTTGGCGTATCTGCGCGTCGTCTTCATGTTCGTGCCTCCTGTTCGTTGTCTCAGCGTGGCGCCATCATCCCACGGCGCCGCGATGCTGTCAAGTGAAATACGTCACGCTAGGCGCACGCCACCAACTGCGGCGAGCGCGCTGCGCGCGGCTAGCGAGCAATCCGCACGGTGCGCGATGCCGTAGCCTAAGGCGCAGATCATACGCGCGCGCAGTTTGGTGTCGGTGCGCTTGTTTGCCTCGACCGCGTAGTTTGTCAGGCGGCCGTTTTTGATATGCCTCGCGTATGCCACTGCGGTCTCCATTGGTGGCGTTGAATATGGCGCCATCATAAAGGCGCAGGAATTCAAAAACATTGACCTAGATCAAGAAAACGGAACAAAAAGCATCGGACAAGGGCCGTTTTTGTCCGACGCAATTAGTTGAGTGCAATCAACGCGTTGCAAAAATGCGTCGGACGCGCATCGGACAGGTCGCGAGTAGGGTTATTCACTTATCGGACAGCATCGGACACTTATCGGACGCAAAGGGCTAATGCAATCAACAGGTTGCGGCGTGCGTCGGACAGCATCGGACGGGCGTCGGACACAAGCCCTATTCTGTCCGATGAAATGCGCAACCCTTAAGTTGCGCATTATCGGACAAGGGTCGGACCGGAGCTATGGTGATGGGAAAGGATTTCGGGCGGAGGGCGTTCCGCGTACGGCGAATGACTCACGCGCGCGGCTGCTACACTGAGCACATGGCTGCAAAGCACCTGCCGCAACGCCCCTCCCCCTTGCCTTCAGTCCAATGGACGCCCGAGCAGCGTGGCGCCGCGATGGCGCGCATCCTGGAAGGCGCCGCGGAGGGCGTGCCGGTCACGCATATCTGCGCGGCGGAGGGGATGCCCAACTTCGCGACTGTGTGCGAGTGGCGCGAACGCTTCCCCGAGTTTGACAGGGCGTACCGCAAGGCGCGTGAATCTCTCGCGGAGCGCTTCGCGCAGGGCATCGCCGCGCTCGCCGACGAAGCGCGCGGCCTGGACAGCGCGGGAGTGCAGGCCGTGCGCCTGCAAGTGGACACGCGCAAGTGGATCGCCTCGCGCATCCTGCCCCACACCTACGGCGACCATGTGGAGGTCAAGCACTCGGGCGCGCTGTCCATCGTCGGCGCGAGCGCTGCGCTGCGCACGGTCCAGCCGCCCACGTTCGATGAGAACGGCAACGAGATTGAGGATGCGACGATCGTTGACGAAGTGCCCAGGGCATTGGGCGCGGAGCTTGCCGGAGTGAGCACTAACGGGGGAGGTGAGCACTCGCTAACTGCCTCGGATAGTGGGCACTCACCCCCACCCCCGGGGGGTGCCCCCGGCGAAGGGACTCCTACATCGGCACCGGCAGCCCTGAGCCCCGAGACTGGAATTCCAAAATTTCCTGCGGAAATTCCAGAACCTTTGACGAGTTTTCGACACGCCTTCGCCGAGACCCCCGCCGAGCGCGACGGGCGTCGCGCCCGCATGAAAGCCCGCCGCGAGAAGCGAGAGGCCAAGAAGCGCGCCGCCCTCGAGGCCCTGCTGTGAGCATCCCGTTCCCCGCCCGCCTCGCCGGCCTCGCAGGTTGCGCGCGTGCGGTGCTGGAATCCGGGCACCGCGTTGAGCTGCTGCCCGATCCCGATGGAAGGTTCCTGTTCCGGCTATGAGCCACGACGACACCCTCGCCGAGTATCTGCCGCGCATCGCGCGCTGGCGCGAGCACGGCCCGGCGCTGTTCGCCGCGGAGGCGCTCGGCCTGCCGCCCAAGTGGGACGACGCGAAGAAAGAGGGCATCCGCAAGTGGTGGTGGCGGGCGTCGCACGGCTTGGTGACGAAGCGCAAGATCAGCGTGCGCTCGGGCCACGGCGCGCACAAGACGGGCTTCACCGCGGTGTCGATCCTGTGGTTCCTCATCTGCTACCACCCGTGCAAGATCCCCTGCACCGCGCCCTCGTCGCACCAGTTGCACGACGTGCTGTGGCCGGAGATCGCGAAGTGGCATCGCAGGTTGCGGGAACGGGTGCCGGCGCTCGCCGACGCGATCGAGTGGGGCAAGAACCGCGTCTACGTGAAAGAGGCCCCGGAGGAGGGGTTCGCGGTGCTCCGCACCGCGCGCCCGGAGAAGCCCGAGGCGTTGCAGGGCTTCCACTCGGACAACCTGCTGTTCGTAGTCGACGAAGCCTCGGGCGTGGCCGAGCCCGTGTTCGAAGTCGCGCAGGGCGCGCTGCTCGGCAAAAACGCGTTCCTCATCCTCATCGGCAACCCGACTCGCACGCACGGCTTTTTCTACGAGTCCCACCACAAGGACCGCGCCGCCTACACCACGATTCACGTGGACGTGGAGAAGGTGGAGGGCGCGAACGTCGCCGAGGTGGGGCGCCTCGCCGCGAAGTACGGCCGCGAGAGCAACTACTTCCGCGTGCGCGTGCAGGGCGAATTCCCGCTCGGCGAGCTGGACACGCTGATCCCGCTGTACATCGCCGAGGAGGCGCAGGCGCGGTGGGGCGAGATCGAGGACGACGGGCAGATCGTGTGGGGCCTGGACCCCGCCGGGCAGGGCACCGACCGAAGCGTGCTGTTCAAGCGGAGCGGCACCCGGCAGTTGGAGCCGCACAAGGCGTGGCGCCAGCTCGAGGCGATGCAGGTGGTCGGCCGCGTGCACGAGGAGTGGCTGAACACCCCGCCCGATAAGCGGCCCGTCGCGATCTGCGTGGACGCGATCGGACTCGGAAGCGGGATCGCTTCCCGGCTTGCCGAGTTGAAGTTGCCAGTCGTGGCGGTGAACGTCTCCGAGCTGCCGGCGATGCGCGCCGAGTACCACCGCCTGCGCGATGAGCTATACTGGAAGGTGCGGGAATGGCTCATGGTCCGCAAGTCGGCGCTCCACCCGAGCGACGAGGAGGTTGTGGGCGAGCTGACGCTGCTGCATTGGAAGCCGCCGGAGTCCGACGGCAAGATTCGGATTGAGGCGAAGCACGAGGTGAAGAAGCGGCTGAAAACCGAGTCCTCGCCGGACGTGGCCGATGCCGTGATGCTCTCGTTCGCGCACTTTGCGCCGGTCGAGGGCGGCATCGTGGCGGGCAGCGCGCAACGCCCCGCGGACGGCGGGTTCATGGACGCAGCGGAGTGAGGGGCATGAGCGGAGACACCGGTAGGACGCTCGACTGGAAGCAGATGGTCTACAAGGCGCTCGGGACGAACCGCAGCAAGCCCGAGGACGGCTACGTGTTCAGCAACGGGCGGCGCTTCGAGAACACCGACGCGAAGCCCGGCGGCCCGTACAGGACCAGCACGTGATTTGCCCGGTGTGCCACCCGACGTGCCCGTGCTGTGGGCAACCGCTGCCGACGTGGCCCGCGCCTTGGTGGCAGGCCCCGCCCGTCATGTCAAGCGGGAGCAGCACGTGAGCGGCGTCCCGCGCTTCGTCGGCTGGCTGAAGGCCCACGGGCTGCTGCGGCCGCACGTGGCGTGGACGTGCACGACCGACGTGGAGACGGGCATGCCCGTCTACCGGCGGAGCACCGACTGCAAGCCGGGCACCGAGGCGCTCGGCGCTCTCGTCGTGCGCCCGAAGCGTCAAGCCCTGGAGGCACTGATCCCGTGACGAACCCGGTGGTAGGCTGGCAAGCCGGCCGCAGCATGGACGACCCGAACAGCGGGACGGAGAGCGAGCGCACGATCGCCAAGAACAGCGTGGAAGCACTCATCAAGCACTACCCCGGCTACTCGTGGTTCGTCGAGGTGCGCGACGGCCTGCTGATGATCCGCTGCTACGAGCTGGACTGGCGCGGCCGCTACTGCATGGTCCGCAAGCTCGGCACGGTGCAACACGACTACGGTCGCCTCGTGCGCGAAGTGGTGCACGCGGCCGGTGAGTACCTCGAGCGCGCGAACCTGCGCCGGGGCGAGAAGCGCGAGGGCGAGATGGCCCAAAAAATCGAGGGGGCGCCGTACTTCAAGCCCATGCCGAGCGGCTTGCTCGTGCCCAACTGACCGAGGACCGCATGGCCCAAATCACCCCGCAGAACAACCGCACGCCGCAGCCGACCGAGCCCGTCACCGGGCGCAAGCGCAAGCAGGTCAACAGCACGCTCCCGCCGGAGCCGACTGCCGTCGTGCTCGAGGGGGACGCCATCAACGGCGCGGCGCCCGCCGAGGCCGCCAGCACCGGGCTCGACGCGGCGAAAGCCCTCGAGCTTGCGAAGGACGCCTACGAGTCGGCCACCGACTACGTGGACGACAACTTCCGCAAGAAGTGGGAGACGAATCTGCGCTACTTCGACAACCGCCACGCCGCGGACTCGAAGTACTACAAGGACGCCTACAAGCACCGCCACAAGCATTTCCGCCCGAAGTCGCGCTCGATCGCGCGCCGCATGGAGGCGCTGGTCGCCAACGCGTTCTTCTCGCACGAGAAGCTGCTGAACGTCGAGCCGATCAACCCGAACGACCCGATGTCCGCGGCGACCGGCGAGATGGTCGGCGCGCTCATGGAATACCGGCTGCGCAAAACGATCCCGTGGTTCCTCACGCTGGTCGGCGCGATGCAGGACGCCGTCAAGACGGGCGTGTGCGTGAGCTACAACCACTGGTGCTACCGCACGAAGCCCGGCACCAAGACGGTCCAGGTGCCGTACATCGACGAGGCCACGGGCCAGCCGGCTCTCGACCCGATGACGGGCATGCCGATGATGTTCGACCAGGAGGTGCCGGCGACCGTGGTCGCCGAGGATCAGCCGAAGATCGAGCTGTTCCCGGTCGAGTACCTGCGCATCAGCCCGAACGCGCGGTGGGACCGCCCGATCGAGACCTCGCCCTACGTCGGGCGCATGGTGCCCATGACGGTGCTCGACGTGAAGCGCCGCATGGAGAACGCCGACCAGTCGGGCCGCACGTGGAAGAAGCTCGACGACGCCGAGATCAAGGCGAAGGGCACGCTGCCCGACACCGACTCGACCCGGCAGGCGCGGCTCGGGACGCGGCAAGATCCGACCGAGGACCACACCGAGGTGAGCGGTTACGAGATCGTGTGGCCGATCGAGTGGTTCATCGACCACGGCGACGAGAAGTACGTGTTCTGGACGCTCGGTACCGATTGCCTGCTCTCGGAGCCCGAGGAGATCAGCGACGTGTACCTGCATGGGCGCGTGCCGATCACGATGGGCTACTGCGTGCTCGAGACGCACAAGGTGATGCCCGACGGCCTCATCGGCATCGGCGCCTCCACGCAGCGCATCATCAACGACTCGGCCAACATGCGCTACGACAACGTGGCGCTCGTGCTGTCGAAGCAATGGGCGATCCGCGCCGGGCAGCAGGTGGACACGTCGAATCTCATGTACGGCGTGCCGGGCGGCGTCACCGCGTTCCAGAACCCGCAGACGGACGTGGTGCCGCTCGAGTGGAACGACGTGACCAGCTCCGCCTACCAGGAGCAGGACCGCCACAACGTCGATTACGACGAGCTGGTGGGCAACTTCTCCGCCTCGTCGGTGATGACGGGCAAGAACATGAGCGAGACGGTCGGGGGCATGGAGATCCTCGGCTCGGGCGCGGCGACGTTGTCCGAGTACACCGTGCGGCTGTTCACCGAGACGTGGGTGATTCCGACGCTGAACCAGCTCGCGATGCTGGAGCAGTACTACGAGACCGACGAGAAGGTGTTTGCGGTCGCGGGGCCGGCGGCGGAGCAGGCGTACCGCCTCAAGCACGGGGAAGCCGCCGAGCAGGGCGCCGAGTCGCCGCCGATCGACGAGATGATTGAGAACCTCATCAACGAGGACTGCATGGTGAACATCTCGGTCGGCATGAATGCGACCGATCCGAACCGCCAGCTCCAGCGGTTCCTGTTCGCGTGCAACCAAGTCGCGCAGTTCTCGCAGAACATGCCGACCGCGGCGAACACCGCGGAGATGGCGAAAGAGGTGTTCCGCATCCTCGGCTTCGGCGACGGTGCGCGCTTCTGGGACGCGAACGAGGACGCGAAGAACCTCCTGCGCCGCGCGCAAGAGACTGCGCAGCAGATGCTCAAAGAGGCCGACAACGCCTCCCGCGCGCTCATGGAGGAGGCGCAGAAGCGCCGCCAGAACGCCGAGCAGGCCGAGGAGGCTGCGATGGAGGAGCAGCAGCAGCTCACCCGCGAGCGGCAGGCGCTCACCGAGCGCACGATCGCCGCGGCGATGAAGGAATTGAAGGTGGAGAAGCGCGAGGAGGATCTGACGCAGGAGCGCCGCATCCTCCAGCTCGAAAAACAGCTCGCCGAGGCGCAGGTTGCGCTTAAGGCGGCGCAAGCGGCGAAGGCCGCGAAAGGACCGCAGACACCCGCATGACGCCCGATCTGAACAAAACGCTCCTCATGCAAGGGGCAATCGGGGCCGACGCCCAGGATTTCCTGGACTCGCCCCTCGGCCGCCTAGTGCTGACCCACGCGCGCGAAGAAGCGCGGGAGGCCCTGTCCGCGCTGCGCACGGTGTTGCCGTGGCGGCGCCGCAAGATCATGGAATTGCAGAACCGCGTGTGGCGCGCGGAGGCTTTCGAGGGCTGGCTGCGCCAAACCGTCGCGATCGGCAAGCAAGCACTGGCGGAATACGACCGCCGGCAGGACACCATGACCAACGAGGATAACGAAAATGAGTAAGGCAGACCGCAAAACGCTCGGCATCCCGAGCAAAACGCTGGAAACGCTGATCGAGGGCGAGCAGACGCCCGAATCGAGCGCCCCAGAGGCCCCGGAAGCGAGCGGCACGCCCGCCGCGCCGGCCGCGCACGTCGCGCCGACCCCGAATCCGCGCGCGGAAGCCCTCGCGCGCCTCGCCGCGCAGGCGGACGTGGAGACGGGCAACGCCGAGGCCGTCGAATTCAGCGAGCAGACGCACCTCGAGCGCCCGATCGGCGACGACGGCCTGCCGGAAGATCCGGCCGTGCCGATGCTGGTCGCGCCGCCCGGCGACGACGAAGGGCAGGGCGGCGCGGCCGCCGCGGTGCCCCCGACGGAGGGCCAGCCGGCTCCCGCGGCGCCCGCGGCCAAGAAGTTTCAGGTGGAGGTGAAGGGCCACGTCGCTGAAGTGGACGAACAGGCCGTCATCGAAGCCGGACTGCACGCGCTGCGCCACAAGGGCGCCGCCGAGATGGCCCTGCGCGAAGCGAACATTCTGCTCACGCAGGCCCGCGGCATCGCCGCGCCGGCCGCGCCGGAGCAGCCCCAAGGACAAGCGCCCGCGTCCACGCCGGACGATGCGCTACGGCTCGCCGAGGCCCTGCAATTCGGCACGAAGGAAGATGCCGCGAAAGCGGTAGCAGCGATGATGAACCGCGGAGTCGCGTCCGCTGACATCAACGACGTGGTCGCTCGCACCGTCGAGACCCGCGTTCGGGATGTGCTGGATCAAGACGCAGCGGCAAAGCAACTGGAGCAGATCGTCCCCGAGCTGAAAACCGACAAGTGGGTGCTGGTGCTGCTGGCGAACGAGGAGCGGGCCGCTCGCATGGCCGGTGACTCGCGACCCTACAGCCAACTCTACCCGGAGATCGGCAACAAGGTTCGGACGTGGCTGGACTCGCTGAAAGCGCCTGCGCAGGCGCCCGCGGCGAAGCCGGCTGCACCCGCGATTGCTCAACGTCAAGCCGCCAAGGCGGCCGTGCCGCAGCCCGTCTCGGGCCGTGGCGCAGCGCCCGCGGCACCCGCACAACCCAAGCCGCCCACCGGCTCCGAGATCGTCGCCCAAATGCGGGCGATGCGGGGCCAGCGGCAAGCAATCTAGGAGTAACACATCATGGCAGGCCAACTTTGGTCCGTCAACACGCTCGGCGGGTACTTCTACTCGCTGAACCTCTCGAACGAGCTGCGTAACGCCGTGCAGCCTTCGACGAAGTTCCGCCAGTTCGCCGACGTGAAGGACGCGACGCAGCAGGGCAAGAAGAAGGGCGACATCTTCACGTGGGACGTCGTCGGCAACATCAGCCGCGGCAACCGCGCGCTGGTCGAGACCAGCACGGTCGGCGAGGGCAACTTCACGATCTACCAGAGCACCATGACGATCTCCGAGCGCGGCCAGTCGGTTCCGTACTCGGGCAAGCTGGAAGCCCTCTCGAAGTTCGAGGTGCGCCAGCCGATCATGCGCGCCCTCAAGAACGACGCGGCGAAGGATCTCGACGCGCTGTGCTTCACGCAATTCAAGCGCGCGAAGCTGCGCGTGGTGTGCCAGTCCGGCACCGCGATCCTGACCACGAACGGCACCGCGACCGCGACGGCCTCCGTCGCGGTCACGACCACGCACGTGCGCGCCATCCGCGACATCATGGCCGAGCGCAACATCCCGGCCTACTCGGGCAACGACTACTACGCCATCGCGCGTCCGGCTGCGCTGCGGACCCTCAAGACGGCGCTGGAAGGCGTGTACCAGTACAGCGGCGAAGGGCTCAAGATGGTGATGAACGGCGAGATCGGTCGTTACGAGACGACCCGCTTCGTCGAGCAGACCAACATCCCGCGCGGCGGCGCTGCCGACAGCACCACGTTCAGCGAGTACACCAACACCGCCGACGAGTGGACCAACTCGGGCAGCGGCGCGGTGGACTGGATGTTCTTCTTCGGCGAGGACACCGTGGCGGAAGCCGTGGCCGTGCCGGAGGAGACCCGCGCCAAGATCCCGTCCGACTACGGGCGGTCGAAGGGCGTGGCGTGGTACTACCTCGGTGCGTTCGGCCTCGTCCACGAGCAGGCGGACGAAGCGCGCATCGTCATGGTGGACAGCGCGGTTTAACGCACTGACGGGGGCAGCTCCCGACTGACGCATCGTCCGCGAGTGCCCGCGGACGTTAAACCGGCGGCCTTCCCCGCCGTTTTCCTTGTAGTGCCCCCTCGGGAGGCGAGGCGGAAAGGAGATCAGCATGGCAACCCGTAACTTCGCGTACGACCACCCGGCCTACCTCGTGCCCGTGCAGTTCAGCGGGCAGATCGCGGCGGGTGCCGCGACCGTGATGCGCTTCCTGGCGCACGCGGACCTGCTCGCCAAGAAGGCGCGCGCCAAGTCCGTCGTCGCCGGCACCTCGGCGAACGAGACCGTCATCCTGTACAAAGTGAGTGGCACCGCCACCACCGCGCTCGGGACGATGACTCTCGGCAGCTCGGCGTCGGTCAACTACAGCGCCTCCGTGGACCTCGCCGACGCGGCCATCACCGCGGGCGACGAAATCCGGTTCCTGTCCGGCACCGACGCGACCCACGTGGTTGCGGTGTCGCTCGAGGCCGTCGTCACCCCCGGCGCGTCGTTCCAGGAGTAATTCAGCAGTTTGCGGCCTTTCCCCGGAGCAGCGGATCGATAAACCGCCCCGCTCCGGGGTCTTTTCCGCTCCGGCGTGCACAACGCGCCATGCGGTCGGAAGCACTAATTCACGGCGCGGGAAGGGATGGCTGCCGTGAGCCATCAAGTAATCCGGGAGGTGTGCAACAACCTGACGCCCGGCTTCGAGGCGCACTACTTGAAGCGCCAAGAGGCTGTGGGCAAAGCGATGGGGATGCTGAAAGCCGTGTACGTCGCAAATCCCGGAGCGTACTGGCGGGTTGAAAGTTGGGAGCCAGACGGGAACGCGCGCTCGACGATTCGGGCGGGAGCGGGGGCAAACAGCACGATCCTCGCCGACTACTCGGTGCTGCAACGCACGCTCGACGACGTGCACCTATAACAACCCTCGAAGGGACAACGCCGCAATGTGGACGCCTGCAAACTCGAACGGACTGGAGTCACTCAAGATCAAGTGGGAGTTGGTGCCCTACACTCGTGGAAGGGGCCTTGACTTGGGCTGCGGCCCACGCAAGCCCTTCCCGCACTTCATCGGCATCGACAGCAACATCGACTCGGAGCTGTTCGGCAGCGAGGCGTCCGCCCGGAACATGACGGGCGACTGCACGAACCTCTCGCTATTCGGCGACGAGACGATGGACTTCGTGTTCTCGTCGCACCTCCTCGAGCACATCGTGGACTACAAGGCGGCGCTCACCGAGTGGTGGCGCGTCGTCAAGCCCGGCGGCTACCTGTGCCTGTACCTGCCGCACAAGGACTTCTACCCGAACGTCGGCACGGAAGGCGCGAACCCGGACCACAAGCACGATTTCCTGCCGACCGACATCGTGGACGCCATGCTCGACATCGCGCCCAACTTCGATCTCGTACGCAACGAGAACCGCAACGAGGGCGACGAGTACTCGTTTTTCCAGGTGTGGCAGAAGCTCCCCGGCAAGTGGAAGGCCGACCGCAAGAAGCAGGACCGCCGTACGAGCTACAAGAACCCGCGGCCGGAGAAAACCTGCGCCATCGTGCGCTACGGCGCCTACGGCGACGTGCTCCAGACGGCGAGCGTGCTGCCAGGGCTGAAAGAGCAGGGCTACCACGTGACGTGGTACGGCACCCCGCGCGGGCACGAAGTCATCAAGCACGACCCGCGCGTGGACGCGTTCGTACTCCAGGACGACAACCAAGTGCCCGCGAATGAGATCGGGCAGCTCGTGTCGTTCCTCGAGACGAAGTACGACAAGGTGGTGAATTTCTGCGAGGCCGTCGAGGGCTCGCTGCTGCCGTCGCCGGGGCACGCCCCGTTCTACTGGACGAAGCTGGCGCGGCACGCGCTGTGCAACCACAACTACATCGAGATGCAGCACGTGATGGCTGATCTCGCCTACAACGGGAACCCGGAAGTGAAGTTTTACGCCACCGACGCAGAAAAAGAGTGGGCGCGCAAGACGCGCGCCGCGTGCCCCGGCCCCGTCATCATGTTCGCGCTCTCGGGCTCGTCTGTGCACAAGGTGTGGCCGTACGTGGACACCATCGTGGCCCGCATCCGGCTCGCCGTGCCGAAGGCGACGGTCGTGCTCGTCGGCAGCCCGAACGAGATGGCGCTGGCCTACGCGTGGCGCAACGACCCGCGGGTGTGGTGCAAGCCCGGCGTGTGGGACATCCGCCACTCGCTCGCGTTCGCCCAAGTGGCCGACATCGTCATCGGGCCGGAGACGGGCGTCCTGAACGCCGTCAGCATGGAGCGCCACCCCTGGAAGGTGCTGTTCCTGTCCCACTCGAGCAACGAGAATCTGAGCCGGGACTGGAAGTCCACGATCGCCTTCGCCGCGGAGCACGTGGCCTGCTACCCCTGCCACCAGCTCCACACGAGCGGCTTCGACTACTGCACCCGGCACGAGTCCGGCGGGGCCGCCTGCGCGGTCGCCATCACCCCCGACCACGTCTGGAAAGCCGTCAAGCAGCTTCTTGGTACAATGGTAGCGGGGCCGATTTCCGACGAATTCGACTCCGTGGAGCCCGAAATCGCCAATGACACCCCTGCTGAACAGGGGGCGCAGCCGCCGCGACTAGTCAGCGATCTCCGTGGGGAGATCGTCGCCGCCGACGCCGCCAAGTAGGGGGAGCAATGCCGTACATCGACGAGTACTACGCCCAACGTGCGCAGCCGGACCCCGACATCCCGCAGCCGATGGGCTACCAGCCCGATGCCTCCGCCATCACGGGCGCGGGGCGCGCGGACATCGCCCCGGCGGGTGCCGCCGGCTGGCGCGAGCGCACCGAGGACTGGATCAACCGCAACCTGCTCTCCGGCGGGGTCACCGACATCCGCAACCTCGCGACGGCCGTCGGGCCGGCGGTGCAGGCGGCGGGCGGCCTCGGCCAAGTCCTGTCGTGGGGCTCGCGCGCCGGGATGCCGGCGAAGGCGCAGCCGGCCGTAGACGCTGCCGACCAGATGTTCGACGTGGCCCAACAATCGCCGATCATGCGCGCCGCGATGGGCCAGGGCGGGTTCATCGACCCGCGCGTGGCGGCCATGCTGGCAGTGGGCGCCGGCATCACGGGCGTGGGCGGCTACGCGGCCTGGAAGGTGAAGGAAATGATGGACGCGCGGCAAGCGGCGCTCGAGGCCGCCATGAAGCAGGCCCGCTAGATGATCGACGTTCTCATCTCCCGCATCAAGGACGCCTACTACGAGCTGGAGGGCGACCACGCGCGCCGCGCGCGGTTCTTCGGCATGACGCAGGCGTTCACGCCCGGCGCGATCCAGCTCTCCCCGAGCCAGCTCGCCGACCTCGGGCAGCGGCTCATGGGCGCTCCGCAACCCAATCCGGGTACGATCATGCCCCAACAGGGTACGCCGCCCGGTGGCCCACCGCAATCGCTTCCTGGTGGGCAACCGCCCGCGCCGGCTCCCGAGCCGTCCTTTCTCGACGTAGTGGACGCGCGGAGGTAGCATGGCCCTTTCCAACAGCTTCGACCTGACGAGCACCGCCGCCGACGTGATTCAGGCGGCGCTCGAGGATCTGCAAGTCGTCATCGCGGGCGAGTCGGTGGACTCCGACGACCAAGCCCTCGCGCTGCGTACGCTCAACAAGCTGGTGAAGCAGTGGAGCAACCCGGCCGACGGCTCGCCGGGCATGAAGGTGTGGCTGCGTAAGACGGTCTACCTGTTCCTCGCGGAGGGCACGCGCGAATACGCGCTCGGGCCGGGCGGCGTGCGCGCCGCGGAGACCTATTACACGACCACGCTGGACGCCGCGGAGGCGAACGGGCAGACCGTCCTCTCCGTCGCTTCGACCGCCAACATGGCGAACAGCGACATCATCGGCATCGAGCTGGACGACGGCTCGCTGCACTGGTCCACCGTCTCGAGCTTCGTCGCCAACGACACCGTCACCATCGCTGCACAGATCACCGCGGCTGCCAGCTCGGGCAATCGCGTGTTCTACTACACCCCGGTGAACAGCCAGAACTACCTGCCGTTCCGCCCCCTCGAGGTGCTCCACGCCATGCTGCGCGAGTACAACTCGGACGGCGAGGCGGTGGACGCCGCGCGCCTGGACGTGTACTCGCGCGAGGAGCTGCCGATGTTCGAGCAAGTCGCGAACAAGGCGGACATGGCCGACCCGACGTGCATTTTCGTCGAGCCGCGGCTGACGACCACGCGCATCACGCTCGACAGCGCCGCGCAGAACGTGGACAAGCTGATCCGCATGGTGGTGCTCTCGCCCGCCGACGATCTCGACGCCGCCACCGACACGATCGCGTTCCCGCCGGAGTGGTTCGCGGCGCTCGAATGGGAGCTGGCGAAGCGCATCGCACCCGCCTTCGGCAAGGTGTGGACGCAGGGGCACCAAGAGAATTGGACGCAGGCCACCATGATCGCCCGCGCGGTAAACCCGCGCGGGTACATGGGCGGGGCGCGCGTGCAGGACGCGGACGAAGATCCGGGTACCCTGTAAATGGCGAACGTCTCGCTCTATGCGCCGATCGAGTCTCGCGACGGCTCGCTGACCAAGGGCTCGTTCCTCAAGAACGCGTTTACGGAGAAGCGGGGCGAGACCTACTACTGTTTCCGCCGGCCGGGGCTGTCCGTCTACTCGACGAACACGACCGAGGCGGGGCAGGGCATCACCAACTTCTTCTCCCCCGACGGCGACGAGTACCTCATCCGCTGCGCGGGCGGCTACATCTACACGATGAGCGCCAGCACGCTCACCGCGACGTGGCTCGACTCCGGCGCGTTCCTCACGACGTGCGGCATGAAAATCTACCTCGCGCGCCTCGTGCGGCTGCAAGGTACCCTGTTCGCGATCGGCTCGGACTTGCAGACGGCGACGCGTTTCCGCGTGGCCTACTCGGCGGATGACGGCGCGACGTGGAACGCGCTCGTCGATGTCGCGGACAGCAACGCCTCGTACCCGAACGGTGCGCGGTGGGCGGCGTGCGTGCACGACAACAAAATCTTCATCTGCAACGGGCTGACCGGCGCCGGCACGCAGATCAAGGAATGCTGGTACTCGGCAGACGGCGTCACCTGGACGCAGGCGAGCGCCGCGACGGGCGTCACGTCGAACACGAGCCGCGCGGGACGCGTGGTCTCGCACGGCGGCTCGCTGTACCTGTTCCTGCCGGGCTCGACGAGCAATCCGGTGTGGGTGTCGGCCGATGACGGGGTCAACTGGTCCACGGCGGCGGCGAGTGCCGGATTCAACAACTCCGGTAACGCGCGCCTCGATTACGGCGTCATTTCCGACGGCACGTACATGTACGTGGTGGGCGGCAGCATCAGCGTCACGAACGCGCCGCGCGAAATCTGGCGCAGCACCGACGCGACTTCGTGGGCCGAGTTGGGCAGCGACGTGCTGTCCAGCGTGTGTTCGGCCACGGCCGGCACCAACCAGTCCACCGAGATCGTGCGCTGGCAGGGCATCTACTGGCTGTTCCAGTGGGCCGACAGCGGTGCGAACGACGGCACGATCTGGAAGTCCACGGATCTGACGACGTGGACCGACGCCGGCACGCCCTCCTACAACTCGGCGGGCAACCTCTACCTCCAGACGGGCGGCGTCGGCGTGGACTACGTCGTGGTGCCGACCCCCTCGGGCTTCGCCGTTGCGGGCTTTCCGGGCGACGACGGTTTTGCGGCGACCGACCACAACGTGTACCGCCTCGCGTACTCGGCCTCGGTCGGAAACACGAACGTCGGCGCCATCGGCGGCCTCGGCATCGTGGACTTCACGCAGAACTACGCGCGCACGCTGGTCGCCATCAAGAGCAGCGCATCGCTCAAGCAGCTCACGGTGCCCGGTTTCACGCTCACGACCGTAACGGACGCCGACTACCCGGCGGAGACGGTGCGCGGCATCGTGTACCTGAACGGCGTGTTCTACGTCATGGACCCCGACGGCACGATCTACGGCTCGGCCTCCGAGGATCTCACCTCCTGGAGCGCGCTGAACACGATCTCCGCGGAATTCGAGTCCGACGGCGGCGTGTGCCTCGCCAAGTACAACTTCAACATCGTGGCGTTCGGCGAGTACACCACCGAGCTGTTCTTCGACGCGGGCAACGCGACCGGCTCGGCGCTCTCGCCCGTGCAGAATGGCGTGCTGAACGTCGGCTGCGCGGACGCCGATAGCGTCGCGATGGTGGACGAAACCCTCATCTTCGCGGCCCGCGCGAAGGGGCCGAGCCAGTCGGTGACGGGCGCGCGGTTCATCGCGCAGATGGTCGGCAACAGCTACCAGCGCATCTCGTCGCCCGACATCGAGCGCATCCTGCTCGCAGACGACTTCGCCGACGTGGAAGCGGTCGTGTTCTCGGTCGCGGGCCACAGCTACTACGCGCTGAACCTCGGCACCTCCGCGCTGACCTTGGTCTACGACCTGTCGCAGCAGACGTGGACGGTATGGAACCGGCGCCGCACGTCGTTCACTCACAACCCGACGGGCGTCGTTACGACGAACGGCACGGCGACCTACACCGCCACGCACAGCTTCTCGGACGGCGATGTGGGCGTGGTCACGGCGTTCAGCGGCACGCACACGGCGCTGAACGGCACCTACAACATGATCGTGCCGGCGAGCGGCACGCTGTGCTGGAACGTCGGCACGGCCTACAGCGGCACGTCCACCGGCACCGGCACGGCGACTGGCTGGTCCGAGACCGACTTCGGGATCGTCGCCGCGTGCGGCTACTCGGGCGTGCAGCTCGCGCAGGACGCGAGCAACGGCAAGCTGTACACCATCGACCCGGACGTGTACCAAGACGACTCCGTGTACATGGACTGGCGCGCGAGGCTCGGCAAGCTGGACCTTGGCACGCAGCGCGAGAAATTCGCCGCCTACGCCGACTTCATCTCGGATCGCGCGTCGGGTAATGTGCTGATGCGCCACTCGGACGACGACAGCCAGACGTGGTCGAAGTTTCGGCCGCGCAGCCTCTCGGGGCAGCGCACGCGCTGGCACCGCAGCGGCAGCTTCCGGCGCCGCGTCTACGAGTTTCGCATCACCGACAACATCCCGATTCGCGCCGAGCGCGTCGAGATTGACTTGGGAGACGCCGAAAATGGCTAGTCTCGCACCAGCCGGGATGGTGTGGAACGGCACGCAATTCGTGCCGCGCAACGAGACGAACGACCCTGGCGCGGGCTTCGCCGCTGTCGCCCCGGACAACATCGCCTCGCAGTCGCCGATCACCGTGCACCTCGCCGGAGATGCGGACTGGAACACGGGCGGGGGCGGCAGCAACATGTACCAAGACGAGAACGGGGTGTGGCGCAACCGCCGCGAGAGCGCCCCGTCTGCGCCGCGTACCGGCTCGGGTTCGGGGCAACAGCCGTATGCGTACCAGCCGGTAGCGCCCGGCGGCGGGCAATACGCAGGGGCGGGCGGCGACGTGGGTGGCGGGGGCGGCCGCGGTGCGAACGCACAGGGTTCAACGGGTACGGCTTACGGTTACGGCGGGACGCCCGTCGGTTCCGGTAGAATGAATGGGGGAGGCAATATGGCGTTTTCGCAAACCGTCGGGGGCGGTATCCGCACCCAGTACAGCTCGCTGGACCCGACCGCGTGGGGGCAAGATCCCACCGCGACGCTCCAGCAGTCGGGCACGGCCGCGCAAGGCGCCGTGAACGCGGGCGATGCGCTCATGGGCGTGAACCCCTCCGTTGGTGCCGCGCCGCGCACCCTGTACGACCGCTACTCGAGCCTCCTCATGGACCCGTCGTCCATGATGAACGACAAGAACGTGGGCTTCATGTTGGACCAAGCGCAGGAGGCCGCGCGCCGGCAGCTCGCCGCGGGCCGGATGCGGCACAGCGGCAACGCGCTGACCGAGCTGGCGCAAGTGACGAGCGGCAACCTCATGAGCCAGTTTGGCAACCTCGCCGACATCTACGGCGGCGGCGCGGATCGCGAATTCGGCCGCTGGCAGGGCGAGACGGGCGCCGGGCTCGACGCCGCGCGCATCCGCGCGGGAGCGCTGCAAGGCGCCGCGGGCGCGTACACGGGCGCGGGGCAGTTGAGCAACCAAGCCGCCGGCACCATGAACCAGCGCGCAGCACTGGACCTCCAGCGTGTGCAGGCGGGCATCGCCTCGCCGCAGGAGGAGTACATGGCCGCGCGCAACGCAGCGACGGCGCCGGTCCTGCGCAACGACTACCAAGCGATGCAGTACCAAACGCCGCTTTACTCGCCGAGCATTCAACAAGCCCCGACGTACAACACGTGGCTCTCCTCGAATTGGGGGTACTAGATGGCGTGGCTCGCTGACTACTACGCCGGACGCGCGGGCGCCGAGGAGCTGGACCCGCGTACGCGCGACATGCTTGTCGAGCGCGGCGAGCCGCTGCGTTTCGAGGACTCGTCGATGTTGTCGGATCGGGACATCGCGCGCTACCGCGAGATGGGCGGCTCGCTCCAGATGCGCACGCCCGGCGGTGGGCTGAACACCGTAGCGGCGGACCCGAACATCCTGCCCGGCGGTCGCAAGCTCATCAGCGGCGCCGAAGCACTCGCTCGGTGGGGCAGCGGCGCGCGGCCGGTGGACGATCCGTTCGGCGTCGTGCCGAACCTCCAGCGGCAGGCGTACACGGCGAACCAGACGCAGGCGCTCAAGGTCGCCGACTACCTCGCGCAATTCCTGCCGCCGGATCGCATCTCCGACGAAGTGTACAAGATGACGGGCGTGCGCATCGGCGCCGAGACCACGCCGAACCTCCTCAAGCGCAAGAGCGAGGAGTTGGGCCTGGAGAAAACCCGCGCGGAGACGGAGAGCACCCGCGCGCAAGCCGCCGAGCGGCGTTTGGACACCGAGCAGAAGCGGCAGAAGGCCGTCGCCGAGAAGGCTGACGACTTTGGCACGCTCGAGACCGGCATCACGAACCTGAACCGGCTGGCGGACGCCGCGGCGACCATCCGCGACGACCCGAACCTGCGGCGCGTGGTCGGCCCGGTCGCAGGGCGGTGGGTGCCGACGACGATGCCAAGCGGCGCCAACATCGAGGCCAATCTGTTCTCGCTCAAGGCCCAAGTCGGTTTCGCCGCGCTCACTGCGCTGCGCGCGGCGTCCAAGACGGGCGGCGGCCTCGGCAACGTGTCGGACAACGACATCAAGAACCTCCAGAACAGCATTGCGGCCCTCGAGCTGACGCAGTCGCCGGAGAACCTCCGCAAGAGTCTGGACACCGTCATCGAGTACACCAACAACGTGCGCGAACAGATGGAGCGCGGTTACCGCGGCAAGTACGGCAAGCTCGAGACGGAGCTGCCGCGCCCGGCACACGAGCAACTCCCGGTGGCGGCGCGGAGCAGGCTGCAACCGGGCAAGGCCACGGAATTCGGCAACGGGCAAGTCTGGACCCTGCACAACGGCGTGCCAAAGAGGCTCAAGTAAATGGCCGCCGAGTGGGAAGTCCTAGGCGAAACCGATCTGGAGACCGGCGCCCCGGCCGCGGTGGAAGGCCCGTCGCCCGCTGGCTTCGGGCAGCGCATGGCGGCGGGCTTCAAGTCGAGCCCGCAGTCGGAGCGCAACTATTACGCCACCCAATTCGGCCCGGAAAACGTGCGCCTGTCGCGCGAGGACGCGGTCGAGATCCGCGACCCCAAGAGCGGGCAGTGGCGCCCGGCGGACCCCTCCGGCCTCGATCTCGGCGACATCGCAGACATGGTCGGCGGCATCCCGGAGCTGGTCGGCGGCGCGCTCGGAGGCATCGCGGGCGGCACCGTCGGGCTGTTCGGCGGCGGCGTGGGCGCAGTGCCCGGCGCCATCGGTGGCTCCGCGGCCGGCACGGCGGGCGGGAACGTCGTCAAGCAGGCCATCGGCGCGATGCTGCCGGGGCAAGACGTGGAGACCCTCGGCCAGCGTGCGGCCGATGTGGGGCTAGCCGGGGTGCTCGGCGGAGTCGGCGAAGGCGTGGGCCGGGTCGCGTATACCGGCGTCATCAAGCCCTTCGTGCAGGGCGCGTACCGCCGTGCTCTCCGCTCGGGCGCCCCGGCGGCGGCCGAGGCCGAAGCGATCGAGCGCACGATCAACCGTGGCGGCGGCGCGGCGAACGTCCCGGCGCCGGGCGCGCCGAGTCCGCGCACGTGGGCTGCAACGCAGCCGTTCCAATTCACCCCCGGCGAGGCGACCGGCGGCCGCGCGATCCTAATGGTGGAGGACGGGGCGCGCAACGACTTCGCCAGCGCCGACATGTTCTACCAACACGCGCAGCAGAACCTCCGCGCGCTGCAAGATAAGGCACTGCGCATCATCGACGACGTGCGCGCGGGCGACCGCCCGATGTCCGACATGGTGGCCGGCAACGAGTTGGGCTCCATGTTCAAGCAGATCGAGGAGGGGATGCAGGGCGCGCTCGAGGAGCGGGCGCGGCGCGAGTTTGCCGTGCTCGACACCGGCCCGGCGCGGCACATGACGTTCGATGCGCCGAACCTCCAGAACGTCATGCACCGGCTGATGGCGGACGACGTCAACTCGCGCGGCGTTCCCGGCGCCGTGGCCGACGGCATTCAGCGGCTCCGCGAGGAGCTGCCGGCGCGGCTCACTCCGCACGACATGCACCGCTACCTCAAGCAGTGGGGGCGGATGGGCTACGGCAAGGGCGACAAGACGTTCATGGAACGCCTTGGCGACGACGATCGCGCGAAGATGGCGCGCACGCTGTTCCGCGCGCTGTCGCAGGACGTGGACATGATCGCGCAGAGCGCGCAGCCGGGGCATACGATGGTCAAGGCGCTGCGGCAGGCGAAGGACAACTTCGCCTCCGGGCTCCAAAAGATCGACCAGTGGCAGAACGGGCTGTTCGCCAAGGTGGTCGGCGAGCGCGGGCCGGAGTCGGCCGCGCGCATCGTGGACAGCCTCTACAAGCTGAACCCCGACGAGATGCGCTCGGTGATGACGGTGGTCGGCTACCGGCCAGAAGTGGCGAACGCCGTGCGCGCCAACTGGATCGAACGCGCGTTCACCAAGTCGCAGGAGAAAGCCATGTCGCGCTCCGGCACGGGCGAGTGGTTCAACGCCCGCACCTTCGTGGACGCGCTTGGCGACTCGAAGCGGCTCGAGGCAATGTTCGGCCGCACGCACCGCGGGGTGCTGAACGACCTTATCACCATGCAGCGCGCCGTCGGCCGCATGAACAGCCGCGCCTTCATCGGCGAGAGCCCGAGCGCGGGGCGCACGAAGATGACGCGGATGCTCGAGATGCTGCCGACGCCGACGCAGTGGCCGAACCTCGCCAAGTCCATCCTCGTGCCGCAGAAGGTCGCCAAGATCCTGTTGGACCCCAAGGCGCGCACGGAGCTGGAAGTCATCGCCAACGCCAAGGCCCCGACGCAACGCGTCGCCGCGGCCGTCACCTACCTCCTCGGGCAAGAGGCGGCCGACCTGTTCCCGGCGGAGTAACCGATGGCTCAGAAGCCACCGGAGCCGCAGGCCGTACCCGGCGCGAAGGACGCCCCGTCCTCGCCGGGCTGGCTGTTCCTGTTCTACAAGTGGGTCGCGTCCACGCTGTCGGGACTGGTTCCGGGGACGGCGGGCAACGTCATCTACTCGGATGGCGCGGGCGGCGTGTCCAACGAGGACGCGTTCAACTACAACTCCACTACGAACGCGCTCGCGGTCGGCTCGGTCTCCGCAACCACCACGCTGACGGCCGGCACGACCGTCACCGCCGGCACTGGCATCACCTCCACGACCGGGAACATCGTTGCCACCGCCGGGGCGGTGAACGCCGGAACGACGATGACGGCGGGCACCGGCATCACCTCCACGACCGGGAACATCGTTGCCACCGCTGGCAACTTCGTCCTCACCGCCGGCTACCTCTCGCTCACGGAGATCGCGGACCCCGGCAACGCGGGCGCGAATCAAGCGTGGCTGCACGCCGAGGATGTCGCCGGTCTCACGCAGATCCACCACCACACCGCGACCCACAAGTGGGTCGTCGGGCAAGACAACTGGATCGTCGCGCGCAACGTGACGGGCTCGGAGATTCCGGCGCTGCGCGCGGTGTACGTCTCGGGCTCGACCGGCGCGCGGCCGCAGATCACGATGGCGGACGCCGACCTGCACCACCACGCGCTCGGCGTGACGCAGGACACGATCGCCGACAACGGGTACGGCGCGGTCGTGGTGTCCGGCTACGTCAAGGGCGTGGACACCTCCGGCTGGACCGCGGGCGACGCGCTCTACCTCGGCAGCACGGCCGGCGTGCTGACGAACAGCGCCCCGGCCTTCCCGGCGGCGAAGCAGCGCGTCGCCACCGTCATCTACTCGCACGCCACGCAGGGCATCATCCAGGTGTTCCACCACGAGGACACCCGCGAGGGCGACGGCTCGTGGGAGACCCCGTTCAGCATCGGTGACGGCGCGACGGCCGGCGAGATCCGCCTGCTGGAGCCCTCCGGCACGCAGTATACCGCGTTCAAGGCGCAGGCGCAGGCCGGCAACGTCACCTACATCCTGCCGGCCGCGCACGCGACGAACGGCGTCTTGCTGAACGACGGTAGCGGCAACTTGGCGTGGGACACCAACATCAGCGACCTGATCGACCACGGATTGCTGACAGGCTTGGGGGACAACGACCACACGCAGTACGTCAACGCGGTGAGCGACACGTCCACGATCGACCTCACCCTCACCGGGCAGTCGATCTCCGGCACCGTCATCGTGGCAGGACTCTCGGGCATCGACCACGGCTCGCAGCTCACCGGCCTCGCCGACGACGACCACACGCAGTACGTCCTGCTGGTGGGGCGTAGCGGGGGGCAGATCGTGCGCGGCGGCACGGGGGCGAGCGATGCGCTGACACTGCGCTCCACGTCCAATGCCACGAAGGGCCTCGTGGCACTCGCCGACGAGGGCGGGAATGTCACCATCGGCGGCGGCACGTCCGCGTCGGAACTGCGGTTCCTCGAGCCCTCGGGCTCGGGCACCAACTACACCGCCTTCAAGGCGCAGACGCAGGCCGGCAACGTCACCTACATCTTGCCGGCCGCTGACGGCAGTGCGAATCAGGTTCTCAGCACGAACGGTTCCGGCACGCTGTCTTGGGCTACCGCTGGCAGCGGCAGTGACGCGACTCCGATGACACCGCAAGGCCGTCTGACACTCGCCACGGCGACGCCCGTGATGGCATCGGAGCAGGCCGCGAAACAGACTGTCTACTACACGCCATATGTCGGCAGCATTATCCCGTTGTACGACGGTTCTGCTTGGGCTAACACTACGTTCTCCGAGCTGACGCTGTCGATGGCGGGCTCGGCCAATTGGGCCGCGAACAGCAACTACGATCTCTACGTCTACAACGACGGCGGCACGATCCGCCTTGGTACCGGCGCTGCGTGGACCTCGGACACCGCCCGCAACGAGTCGCTGACGATGCTGAACGGCATCCTCACGAACAACACGACCATGACTCTGCGCTACGGGGCGTCATCCACGGTCAGTGTGGCGGCGAACCGCGCCACCTACGTCGGCACCATGCGTACGACCGCGAACACGGGCGAGACGACGTGGGAGTTGGGCGGGACGGCGGCGGGCGGAGACCCTGGTCGATTGTTCTTGTGGAACTGCTACAACCGGGTGCTGTCGCAGGCAGCAGTGTTTGACAACACCGATTCATGGACATACAGTACCGCCGCTTTCCGGTCACTGGATAACAGCACGAGCAACCGCGTATCGTTTGTCCTCGGACTGGGCGAGGACGCCGTAGACGCGTCGATGACCGGGTACGGAGTCACGTCGGCTGGTAGCATTGCAGGAGCTGTAGCAATCGGGCTAGACACAACTACCGGGTTCAACGGCACATCAGGCGGCATCCCGGCCTCTACCCTGGTCAGCACCGTGCCAGCCGCGTACCGAGGCTCTCCTGGGATCGGGTTTCACTACTTGCAGGCCGTCGAGTACGCCAGCGGAGCGACGCTAACGTTCTACGGCGACGCGGGCGTTACGTACTGGAAAGCCGGATTCCACGTTTCGGGGATGTTCTAATGGGCTCCGCATTCAGCCAACAGCAGTATGTCGTGCCGAAGCCGCCGACCGGGCGTCTCACGCTCACGTCCGGCACGCCCGTCATGGCATCGGAGGCGGCCGCGCAGACGACCATCTACTACACCCCGTACACCGGGGCGATGCTGCCGATCTACGACGGTACCGGCTGGCGCGAGCGCACGTTTGCGGAGTTGTCTCTGGCCCTTGCCGCCTCCGCCAACTGGGCGAGCGGCACGTTCTACGGCGACGCTGGCGTTGGCTACATCCAAGAGGCTCTCACGTTCAACGGAATGTTCTAGGAGACAACGATGGACCAATTCAATCTCGCAGGCAAACTCCACGAGGCCATCGCGGCCGCGTGCCCCGTCCACGGCGTCAGTATCGGCCGCAAGGACGACAAAGCAACGTGGCGCATCGACTTCAAGGACGAGGCCACAGACGCACAACGGGACGCGGCGCGGGCCGTTCTGCAAGGCTTCGACCGCGCGGTGGCCGAGGCGCAGGAGCGCACGAAGCGCGAGCGCGAGGCGTCCGTGCAGGCGAAGATGCGCGAACTTGCCGAGCGCATGGTGGACGACCCGACGCTGCTGGGCCGGCTGTCGCGGCGTCCGTGATACAGTAGGAGAAGGACATGGAACGCAAGCAGATGGTACAGAACGTCGTGGACGCCACCCCGCACGTCGGGGTCATCGCCGCTCTCGCCGGATGGCTGCCGCCGATCGCGGCCGCATTCTCGATCATCTGGATTGGGCTCCAGATCACCGAGAAAGTCACGGGGCGCCCGATGCACGAGCTGCTCGCGCCGGTCTGCGATCGCATCAAGCGGCTCTGGCCCTGGTGAGCGTTCCGCTGATTGTCGTCGTGACGCTGATCTACGCCAGCGTGGCGATCGACCAATACCGGCAGGGCGAAGTCGGCCTTGCCGGGATGTGGCTCGGGTACGCTCTGGCGAACGGCGGGCTGATCTACCACATGACGATGAAGGGGTAGCGACATGGAGCACACCGACCCGATCAAGCTGATGGCGGCGATTCTGCTGACCGCGGTCGCGCTCCTCACCTACGGCCCCGCGCGCAGCGGCCCGGACCCCTACGCCACGGTGCGCCCCGTCGAGCACCAACTGTTCCGCATGTGCAGCGCCGTCGTCATCGCGCCGGGCAAGGCGCTCTCGGCCGCGCACTGCGTCATGGAGGGCGAGGCAACCCACGTCGAGGGCCAGCCGATCGTCGGCGCCGTGTTCGACCCCGAAGGCCGCGACCTCGTCGTGCTCGAGGTGCCCGGCCTGCATTGCCCGTGCGCCACGATCGACCGCGCGGTGCCCGCGGCGAACGATCAAGTGCGCGTGATTGGCTTCCCCGGCGGCAAGAAAGAGGATCTCGGCGTGACGGTGCGCGGCGTCGGCGACGCCAGCGTAGTCATCCCGGACTCGGGCGTGTGGGAAATGCGCATGATCTGGACGAGCCCCGGCATCCGCCCCGGCCACTCGGGCGGCGGGATGTTCGCGTTCCGCGACGGCGAGTGGAAACTGGTCGGCATCAACGTCATCATGCTGGCGCAGTGGGGTATGTTCCTCATCGCGGGCGGCAGCGAGCCGCTCGATAGGACGCCGATCCTGCCATGAAGCTGTCCGAGCATTTCACGCTCGACGAGCTGACGTTCTCCCAAACCGCCGCGCGCATGGGGCTCAACAATGAACCCCCGCCGCGGATCGTCGAGAACCTCACGTTCTTGGCGTCGCGGCTGGAGGAGATTCGGGCGCTTCTCAAGGCGCCGATGGTGGTGTCTAGCGGCTACCGCTCTCCGGCTGTCAACGATGCAGTTGGTGGTGCAGCTACTTCTCAGCATCGGTTCGGTCTTGCAGTTGACTTTGTTGCCCCTGGCTTTGGCGATCCCTTCGAGGTGGCGCAGGCGATTGCGGCGTCGGGCATAGCCTTCGACCAGTTGATCCACGAGTACGGCAAGTGGGTGCACATCAGTTTCGTGCGCAACAATCCGCGCCGGCAGGCGCTCTCGATCTTCAAGCCCGGCGCGTATGTGCCGGGCATCGTGCAGAGGGGGTAGTATGGCGTTCCCGTTCCTGGCACTGATCCCCGTCATCGGGCAGTTGCTCGACAAGATCATCCCCGACCCGCAAAAAGCGGCCGAGGCGAAGTACAAGCTGGCGGATCTCGCACAGAAGGGCGAATTCCACGAGTTTGACGCGAACGTGCAGCTCGCGCTCGCGCAGATCGAGGTGAACAAGGAGGAGGCGAAGTCGCCGGGGGTGTTCAAGGGCGGATGGCGCCCGGCGGCCGGCTGGCTGTGCGTTATCGGCGGCCTTGGCTACCCGCTCGTGCGGAACCTTCTGCCCTGGTGCCTCACCGTCATGGGCGTAGAAGGCGTACCGCCGATGCCCGCGATGGACACTACGGAAGCTCTAGCGATGCTCGGTTCGCTTCTCGGCCTCGGCACAATGCGGATGCAGGAGCGCAAGGCGGGCAAAGCCTAGCGCATACGCCGAAGGTAGGCCAGAGCAGCCGCGATGATCGTCGGATTGTCTTGGAAATGGCCAAGCCCGGAATTGCAACGCCAGCAGAGCACGCCCCGGACCGTTCCGGTCGCGTGGCAGTGGTCTACGCACCAGTCTCGGCCGTCACCGTACGCCGTGCGCGCCCCGCATATTTCACAGGCCCCGGTATGCTGGGCTAGGGCGCGCTCGGCCGCGTCTGGATTTATACCAATCCGTTTCCAATTCGCGCGTCGCATGGACCGCTTACCGGCTTCCGACGCACGCCACCGCGCGCCGCGGGCCGCCACTTTAGCGGGATTCTTCGCGGCCCATCGCGCCGCGTAGGCGCGCACCGCTTCCGGGTTTGCGATCCTCCATTGGCGCTGTGCTGCGCGGCGCCGTCTAGCCCGTTCGCGCTCATAGGCGCGGCGCTTCTCCGGGTCCGAGTACGGCATCCCTAAGCCCGCTCCTCCCGGCACATCGCGCCGAGCAGGTTGCTCTTGGGGTGCTGGATCGTGAACCGCACAAAGGCGAGCGCGCGGTCCCGGCACTCGCGCCACGTGCGCCAGCTCTCCAGGGCCTCGTACTGCGGGCCACCGCTGGTCGCCACGAGCAGGTACAGCACGTAGACCTTCACGAACCCCTCGGCACGGCAGGGCCGTCCACAATGCCCATCGGCGCGTCCGGCACCCGGATCATGCTGCCCGGCTCGTCCAGCGAACGGCAATCGAAGCTGTCGCATTGCGGCCCGTCGTCGCGGTACTCGATCGTCCTGTGCGCGGTGCGCGTATCTCCGCACCGCGGGCACCGATAGGTGTAGACCGGCATCACTTCCCCCGCTTCGCTGCGGCGGCCCGAATGCGGGCGCGCTGCGCCAGTTTCGTGCGCGCCGTCCGCGTCTGCTTGCGGCTCTTGCGCGATCCCAACTTCCGTCTCGCTTCTCTCGCTGTCATTCGAGTTTCCTCTGGATGGTGCAGTCCTCGTTCACGACGATCAGCCCGGAGCGCACGAGGCGCTGCCGCACGTCGTACATCGCCCCGCGGCGCTGCGGCAGGAATTCCTCGCACGCCTCTTTCCACTCGGCCTCGGTGACGGGGTCGTTCTGCGGCCGGATCTCGCACAGCACCTCCCACGCACGCCGCACGTTGCCCTTGAGCCGGGCGGCGCGCGGGTCGTTCGCGCTCGGCGCTCCGCCGGGCATGACGACGCAGGACGTAATCTCGTCGCCGTCGGCGTCGAGCCCGAGCAGGACCGGATGCAGGCGGAACCCGATCGGGTCGCACGCCTCGAGATCCCGCTGCTTCGTCGGCGTGATGGCGCGGTCGGCCACCTCGATCTCGGTGTCAATCGCGCCGAGCAGCGCGGAGGAGCCCCGCGCGCCGTTCGCCTTGTTCTTGCCGCTGTGGTGGATCACGAGCACGCAGGCCCCGGACGCCTCCACGAGCGCCCCGATGGCGTCGTTCAGGGCGCCCATGTCCTGCGCGCTGTTCTCGTCGCCGCCCTTCATGGCGCGGGCCAGGGTGTCCACGACGATCAGCTTGGGCGTGGTGGGCAAGCCCGCGACCATCTCCGCGAGCGCCTTGCGCCCGGCCTGCTCCCGCAGGTTGTAGTCGGCGGCCTCGACGTAGAGCGGCACGTCCGCGTCGCCGTAGTGGCGTATCAGCGCCGCGGCCCGGCGCGCGATGCCGCCCATGCCCTCGAATGCGAGGTACAGCACGAGGCCCTCGGCTACCCGGCGCCCCTGCCATTCGCGGCCGGCGGCGACGTGGTAGGCCATGTCGAGCGCCACGAACGTCTTGCCCTCGCCCGGCGCCCCGTACAGGACGGCGTGGCTGCGCTGCTGGAGCAGGCCCTTGATGAGGTAGGGGGCGCCCTCGGTCGCCGTCTGCGCGAGCGCGGCGAGGCGCTGCGGCCCTGCGCGCGGGCGGCGCGGCGGGGCCGGGGGCACGTCAACCGTCGGGAAGTCGTCGGCCGAGATCGCTAGCTTGCCGGGCTCGGCCGTCTGCGCGTAGCGGAAGGCGTTGGTCGCGCGCAGATGGGCCTCCGCCTCGGGCCACACGCCCGCGGGCGCCTCGCCGGACATGAGCAGCTCGGCTACCTGCGGCGCGGACAGCCCGCGGTCCCTGAGCCCGCAGGCGAGGCCGTAGCCCCCGGCGTCGGGCGGGGTGCCCCGGAGCCACTCGAGTGCCCGCTGGTAGGTCTCCGGCGGCGCATCGGGCACGTTCACAACCGCCGGGCGTTCACGTTCCGTGAACACGCCGCAGCGCTGAACGAGCCACTCCGGGGCCGGCGCGATCGTGTCGATTCCGGGGGCGAAAACGTACTCGCCGGCCGGGACTGTCGATCCTGGCGCCACGACGTAGCCGTTCGTGCTGCGGATGTCGATGCCCGGCGCCACGCGCCCGGCGCTATTCTGCACGCCGGGGTGCCCGTCGGGCAGGCGGTAGAACAGGTGGCGGCCGCCGGTCGGCGTGGCGGTCGTGAGCGTGTCTGGGAAGCCCTCGATCATGTCGAGCCGCGCGAACGAGGCATCGCCGCTGTTCTTCACGTCCACGTCCACGACGAGGAGCCCGGCGCAGTGAATCCCGATGTTGGCGTCGGGGTTCAGCGACCAGCGGTGCCGGATAACGCCTTCGTCCAGCGTGGCCCCGTCATCGCGCTGCCAACCTACCAGCAGCGGCGGCGCTTTGGCGCCGGCCGCGATCGGGAACACCTTGAACCCTCGCGCGGCGAGGGCGAGTGCGGATTCCAGCTTACTCATTCTCGGGCACCCTGTCGAAGTCGTCCGCGCTTATCCAGTCCTCGCTGTACCTGCACGCATCACAGCGCAGCGGGCCGCAGATCACGCCGACGCCAACATCCACCTCGTCGCGCCACGTATGCTCGGTGTCGCCGCACTGCGGACACTCAAGCCTTGCCATAGCGCGCCATGATGTCGCACGACGTATTCAGCGGGAAGTCCTTGGCCCACGCGGGAACCGTGGACATGATCTCTTGCATCCGCGTCCGCGCGCGTTCGGCGTCGGCGGCCGGCACTTCGCACACGATCTCGTCGTGAACGTGGAGCACGATCGGGATGCCTTCGGACTCGAGGCGCTCCATGCAGTCGGCCAGTAGGTCTCGGCAAAGGGCTTGGATGACGTTCTCCAGGAGTGAGCCGCCGTACGTCGAGACACGTGCCCACGTGTTCGTGTTGGCGGGGTCATCAATTAGACTACCCCGTTTCAGGTCGTTTGTCGAGGGCACCGTGAAATACGTGAGCTGGTCGCCGTAGGCCCCCGGCAGGATCTTCGGGTAGGCGTATGCGAGTGCTCGCTGACCGCTCGGCAGCAAGCACCACAAGAACGATCCTACCATTTTGAAGCGCACCGCCCGCGCCGAGTGCCCCGCAGAGAACGTCTCTCCGGGGCAACGCACGGCCGCAATGGCGGCGTTCTCGAGCGAGCGCCACGTGGCGCGCACGGCCGGGTGCGCGGCCCGCCAATTCTGCTTGAACAGCTCCGCCTGCGCGTCGCTGGCCTGCACGCCGAGCGTGGCGCCCATCGTGCGGAACGCGCCGGCACCACCGCCGTAGCCGAACGCCAACTCCATCACCTTGCCGACTTGCCGCTCCCATGACGGGTTCTTGACGCTCTCGACCGGGACGTTGAACGACTTGGCGTAGGCCAGCTCGTAGAGCCCGGCGCCCGTCCCGGCGTCCACCGCGCGGTAGGCGTTCAGTTTCCAGTCCTCGCCGCAGAACCACGCGACGCCGCGGCCCTCCACGCTCGGGAAGTCGCCCGCGACGAGCACGTTGCCCGGCGCCGGAGCGATGAACCCGCGCAGGCAGCTCGCTATCACGTCCATGACGGGGCCGTGGATCATGTCCACCGCGCGCCAGTCGCCCGCGCGAAGCAGGGTCAGGATGCGGTCCACGATCTTCGACTTGGGCACGTTGCGCGGGAAGTTGTGCGGCTGGATTCCGCGCCCGGCCCACCGCCCGGTGCCCGCGCCGTAGTACTGGAATTGGTGGCGGATGCGATCGTCGGCGCTCGCCAAGTCGAGCATCTTGCCTAGCTTCGCTGTGCTCGTCTTGCCGGCGTCCTGGCGCAGCATCAGCGCGCGGCAGGCGCGCTCCGCATTCGGGTTGTGGCTCGGTTGCAGCTCCTCAAGCAGCGCGCGGATGTCGGCCTTGGCGAGATCCACCCGCCCGCCGTCGTCGCCGCGCACGCCGAGCGAGTGCAGCCAGTCCTTGAGCGCCGCGAGCGCGGAGCATGAGGCCACCGCCCCGCCGGTCAGCGCCTTCATCTGCGCGTCCAAGTCCTTGCGCGCGAGATCGGCGGCCCGCAGCGCGGCTTCGACTGACGCGCGATCGAACGGAATGCCGCGCTCGTTGATGGCGCGGTCCAGCCGGTACAGCCGGGTCTCGGACTCCCCGAGCGGCAGCGTCTTGCGGTAGATTTCACGCTCCACCGCCACGTCGGTCGCGCAGTAAGCGATGAGGCGCGCGATGCGTTCCGCGTCGTCCCACCACACGGTCGGGTTCTTGGAGCGCGGCCGCGCCATGCGCAGCATCAGCGCGTGGCCCTCTTTATCCTTGCGGTGCGCGAGGCCCAAGGCCGCCGCGGCGCCGTCGAGCGAGCCCGGCAGGCCCATCGCGTAGCAGCGGACCATCGTGCACGTGACGCGCTCGAGGCGCAGCACCGGCCAGCCGTAGCGCGGCGCGAGGATGGCGTTCCAGATTGCCAGCTCGAATGCCGCGTTGTGCGCGACGATTTCGCCGTCGCCCGTGGCCCACGCCGGGACCGGGTCGCCGGGGCGCCACGTCTGCACCGGGCCGCCGTCCACGGCGCAGCACACGCACCACAGGTCGGTGTCCGGGTGCGCGGCGTAGTTGGCGAGGCCGACCGCTTTCGGGTCGGCGGTGCTGCGCGTCTCGAAGTCGCAAAACACGGGCATAGTAGAACGGCCTCGGTCTCCCGAGGCCGCAAGGCTATGCCGCCGCGCCGAACAGATAGTCGCGGACGAAGTCGAGGGCGGCGGCCGGGGTGCGGAACATCGGCCCCACCGGCTTGCCGCACACGACCAAGACGTAGCCGGCGTCCGACACTTGCACGAGCTGTGCGGTCGGCATCACTGGCACTCGGGGCTGTCTTTCACTTCCGGGATCGCGCACAGCACGCGCTGCTGCGACTTCTGGCCGAAGCCAGAGGCGCGCATCCCGTCGGCGATTGCCAGCTTCCGACAGAAGTCCACATCGAACGTGCCGCCGATCGGGCCGATGGACAGCGAGCCCTGACACGCGTTCGCGCTCGTGGCGAGGCCGGTGCCGCCGATGGCGACCGATTTGTTCGTCACGTTCACGTCGCCCGTCGCGGCGCTGCCGCCTTGCCCGGTGGCCGAGGCGTTGCCGCCCTGCCCGCCGGTCGCCGCCGCGTTGCCGCCCTTGCCGATACCGACCCCGACGCCCACGCCGACGGCGTAGGAGCTGGCGTCGGCGTCCGCCGTCGCGGTGCCGCCGCCGCCCGACTGCGGGCAGTTGCCTTGACAGCCGTCGTTGTTATTGTTGTTCCCCGCGAACGCCGCGGCCGAGGCGAGCGCGAGAATGATGCCGATGAGGAGTTTCATTGCGGTCCTTGGTTGTGGAGAAAAGCGGGGGAGACCCAGTGGGCCTCCCCCGTCCGGTTACGCCCTCTGCGGGGCCTAGGTGTTATCGGCGATGCGCGCGTCCGAGCCCATGTGCGCCAGCTCTGCGTGGACGGAGCGCCAGAAGTCGGTGCCCCACGGGTGTGACCCCCACGAGAATGCGTTCATCAAGGCGTCGGCAGCGGCGAGGCACAACTGCGGATTCTGACGATCCGTTTTGCGTGCCGGGCGTGGCGCTTGCGACGGTCGCGCCATCTTGTTAGAACAGGCTCGCCGCGCCGGACTTCTGCGTGGCTTCCGTCTGCGGCGGAGTGATGGCCTGGAAGTCGTCGGCGCTCGCCACTTCGCCGCCAGCGAGGCGCTCGCCGTCCTTGACAAACTGCACGCCCATGAGCGAGGCGTTGACCCTCTTGCCGTATTGGTTGTCCATCGCCCACATCTGCACGATGGCGTTGACGTAGCACCCGGAGTACATCTTGCCGTCCGCCGCCGTCAGCGGCGACTTGTCGCCGTCGATGACGAGCGGGCGGGTCTTACCGCTCGCGTTCAGGTAGAGGTTGCCGGCGTAGCCTTGGTAGGACGCCTTGCCGTCGCCGTCGCGCACGGGCAGCTTGCCCGAGGCTTTCAGCTCCGTCAGCATCGCCTGCGCCTTCGCACCCCACTTCTCGGTCGCGGCCGCCACGATGGCGTTCGCCAGCTCCCCGAGCGCGGGATGGTCCTTCGGGATGATGAACGATGCAGAAAACTTCGCATCGCCCTGCCCCTGCACCTGCGAGGGCTCGAACAGGTGAGGGAACGAGAGACGGACGTTTTGCAGTGTCACTTTCATTCGTGGTTCTCCTTCAGGTAGGTTTCGATTTTCGCTAGTCCCAATTTCTCGACACGACCGAGCAACATATTGCACCCGGCGCACAGCACACCGCGGACCCGGCCCGTGTCTGCCGAGTGGTCCACATGCCAGTCTCCCATCCCGCCCGGCTTCGTCGCTGCGCACAGCGCGCACTTACCGTCGTGCGAAGCAATTGCTGCCAGAGCGTCCCACTCGTTGATACCTTGCGCCCGCCAGCCTTCCCGACGTGCGGCCACACGTGGCGCCGGATCGTCGCCACGGCGGCGCGCGGCACGATGCGCGATCTTCTGCCGCTTACTCGCTGCTGACCGCATCCGACGACGGCAACGCCGTGAAGTCTGATTCCGCGATCAGCTCCACGCCGGGGCGCGGATCGCTGTCATTCACTAGAGTGTAGCCCGACGACGTGCTGTGTGTCAAGCCCGCGTAGGCCGCAAACTCTTTCTTGCCGACGGCCTTCTCGACTTGGGCCGGCGACTTGAGCACGGGCTTCTCAAAAGCCACGCCGCCCAACTCCACCACCAGCTTCTTCGAGGCCGCCTCCTCGTCCACCCACTTGCGCGTCGCGCGCTTCGCGACCAGCTTGTAGCCGGGGACCGGGCGCCCATGCGCGATCTCGGCGTAAGCGTGGTCGCGGATCGCCTTGATGCGCGCCTCGACGGCTGGTATGGCGTCCAGGGCCATACGCAGCTTCTCCGGGCTCACGGCCGTCAGGTCGTGGAAGTCGGCCGCCACGATGGCGTCCTGCTTGTCGCGCAGCGCCGGGCAGATAACCTTGGCCGGGCACCAGCGGCATTGCTTCTCGCCGGGGGTGAGGGGCGCCGGGATCTCGCGCGACTGCGCGGCGGCGGCCTTCACGTCGGCCATGAAGTCGAACAGCACTTCGACCGGCGCCGTCCACGTGCGCACCGGCTCGCCGTCGCCGAGCGCTCGCGGCTGGATGACGGCGAGTGTAACAGTCTTGACCGTGTGCTTGGCGAAATGGTGCAGCGCCCCGAGCGCGTACAGGAGGAGCTGCGGGTTGTTCTCGACTTCCACGAACACGCCGCGGCCGTACTTGAAGTCGGCCACTAGCAAGTCCTTGCGCGTCGGGCAGTAGCGCACGAAGTCCGCCGTGCCGCCGAGGTTCGGGTCGATCTTTTGGAGCCCGGTCGTCAGGCTCATCTCGATGAGCACCGTGCTGTCCGGCGTGGACTCGTCGCGGCAGAACCGCACGTAGGTCGGCACGTGCTCGCGCAAGTCGTCGGTGGGCAGCTCCACGCTCTCGCCCATGAGGATGCGCGCCGCGTACTCGTGCGCCTGCGTGCCCTCATCGGCCGCCTTGCTCGAGGGCGGGATCGGCACCGCCGCCGATAGCGCGACGCTACCGGGGCAGGGAATCCAGCGATGCGCGGCCGACGCGCTCAGTCGGGCGTGTGCGCTCACGCCAGCATCCCGCGGGCCAGCGCCACCAGCTCGCCGTACTTGGCGGCGGGCACGTCGCGCAGACGTTGCGCGCCGAGCTTCGACAGCAGCTCTTGCGCCCCGGCGAAGCCCTTGGCTTCGAACACTGTCTCGAGCGCGGTGCGCGCCTCGGCTTCGGTGGCGGCTGTGCCACCCGCGTCCGGCTGCGGGATCGCCGCGGTCGGCGCCTCCGCCGGCTGGCCGCTGCGTTCGGCAGCGCCTTGCGGCATGGGCTCGGGCGCCGGTTGGGCCGGCGCGGTGGCGTTCGGTTCGGTCGGCGCTTCCACCGGGGGCAGCGCCTTGGCCGGGCGGCCGCGCTTCTTGGCGGGGGCCGTCGCCACGGGGGCCTCGGTAACGTCCGCTTTAACGGGCGCGGCCGGCTCCACGGGTTCCACCGCGGCCGTGGCGACGGGTTCTTGCGCGAACGCACGGAATTTCTCGGCGGGCGACAGCACGGTGCCGGAAGCGGTTACGAACGTGCGCAGCTCCGCGAGGGAGTCGAATTCGATGGTCAGGGTAGCTTTCATGTCGCGTGTTTCTCCAAGTAGTGTGCCGCAGCCCGAAGTAGGTTTGCGTCGTCCGAAAAGTGGCCTAAGCCTTTGTTGCAAGCCGCGCAGAGCAGCCCACGCGGCTTGCGGGTGCCGTGGTCGTGGTCAAGGTGCCAGTCGCCGCGCCCGCCCGGCTTCGATGCGGCACATATCGCGCACACGCCGCCTTGAGAATTAAGAATGGCACGAACTGCAGCGGCTGTCAAGCCGTACTTGCGTTTCCGGTGTTTCGCGAGGTACTTGGCCGGGTCGCGTCGGTAGACGGCACGAGCGTACGCGCGCACAGCTTCGGGGTTCGCGGCCTTCCATCGGCGTTGGTACTCGCGCACACGATCCCGGTGCTTTTCGCGATACGCCGCCATGTACGCGCGGCGTGCTATCGGATCAGCGTGCGGCATCAGTACAGCGCGTCCAACTCGCGGACGCGGCGCATAAGTACGGCTTGGATCTTGTCGTCAAAGCTACCGGCCCAGGTCACAATGTCCACCGACGAGGGGCGCACCTTGTCCAAGCTGACGATTCGGTTGACAGCTTGCAGATTATCGCCAGGGGTCCATGCCATTTCGAGCATGTACGCGTGCCACGCCGCCGACAGGTCGATGGCGGTGCCCGCCGCGACGAGATTGGCGCAGATGACCTCCGTCTCGCCCGCGCGGAATCGCTCTTGTATCGCGTCGCGGTTTACTCTTGTCGTGGCCCCGGTCAGCAACTCCGCGCGCTTGCCCTCGGCCCGTAGCGCGTTGCACAGGTCCACGAGCGGCTGCGTGTGGTAGCCGAACACGATCGTCTGCCGGTAGAGCCGCCCGTCCAGGGCGGTTGCGATCTCGCTCGTGAGCGCAGGCACCTTGGCCCGCGCGACGAAGATACGCCAGTCCGCCAAGTGCGCGGCGTTCTTCTCGATCCAGCGCGCTGCGGCGGCCGGGTCGGTCGGCAGCTCGTAGCCCATCTCGTCGGCCAGCTTCTCGACCTTGGGCTCCACGGGCAGCATCTCGAAGCTGATGCGCGGGATCTCCGGCGCCACTTGCGCGCGGGTCCGGCGCAGCATCACCTTCGCCAGCAGCTCGCGCAGCTCCGGGATGCGGTCCTCGCGCGTGCCGAGGATGCGGCGGTCCGGCGCGCAGTAGCAGTAGCGCGCCACGAAGTCGTCGTAGGTCAGGCCGACGACGCCGAACGCGCGCAGCATCGGCCACAGCTCGCCCGCGTGGCGCGGAGCCGGCGTCCCGGACAGCGGCCAGATGTGCCCGGCGTGCCAGCCGATGCCCTCTTTGCCGTAGACCAGCTTCGTGCGCGCGGCCTCGGGGTTCTTGGCGTAGTGCGCCTCGTCAGGGATGAACACGTCCCACGTGCGGCTCGTGAACGCGTCGGGATACTTGCGGGCGTAGTCGTAGCTGCGGATCAGCCGGTGCGGCAGCGGCGTGCCGTCCTGCGGCCACCACTTGACGAATTCGCGCTCCCAGTGCGTGACGGCGACCGCCGGGCACAGCACGGCCACGCTCTTGGCGCCGATCTTGTGCGCGGCGAGGATCGCCTGCGGCGTCTTGCCGACGCGCATCTCGTCGGCGAGGAGGGCGTGGCGCCGGGCGGCGAGGAAATCGCGGCCCTGCTCCTGGTAGGGGCGGAGCTGCACTACTCGGTCTTGCCCGTCATGCGGAAGCGCGACAGCACCGCGATCATGTACGGCGTGCCGAGCGCCACCATCGCCTCGGGGTTCATCTCCGCGCGCTCGAGACGCCGCACGCCCCACTTGCCGGGGTGCCGCTCGTAGCGCGTGATGAGGCCCGCGTGGGCGTCGATGCAAAGGTAGTGCTTGGATGAATTGTCGATCATTCGGGGTCGGGCAGGTACTCGTTGACCGTGTCCGGGTGGAAGCTCGCCATGACGAGCAGCCCGCGCAGCATCCGCACGACTTCCGGCATCGCCAGATCATCGTGCGGCACGGACACGCTGGCCGTCGGGTAGCTCTTGTCGTCGGTCGGCTCGATGGTGATTTTCATAGCACTCCCATTTCACGCATCCGGCGCCGCGGGAAGTCCGGCTCGATGTCGGACACGTCGCACGCCCACTTGTAAGAGTACACCGCCTCGGAGTCGCTCGTCAACCACTCGTACGCGACGACGCGCTCCTCGGGTGTCGGCGCGTCGATCTCCGGGTGGCACACGTCCTGCACCGCCTGCGCGATTACGGCGCGCCACAGGGATATGAGCCGCTCATGGGGGGCGTTCATGCCTTCCCCTGGAACACGGCCACGACTTCCGGGCAGTCGCGGATGAGGTAGAGCCAGCCGCGCGCCACCTGGTCGGTGCAGCGGTCGGCCACGTCGGGCGGCGCCGGGTGCTCGTAGCTCACGTCGGCGTGGTCCTCGATAGCGTGCTGAATCTCGTGCGCCAGCGTGGTGCTCTTTTGCTCCGCCGTGAGCGCATCGCTCAAGACGATCAGCCGCTCCTCATAGAAGCAGATGCCGGCCGTGTGTCCGTTGTCGAGCACCTTCGCCGTGGCCTTGGCGATGCGGACTTCCCACTCCAAGCCGAACAGCTTGAAGCGAAGCCACGGGTGGCCGGGGCGGCGCTTCACGCCCACAGCTCCCACAACAGCCACAGCCCGACTAGTAGCGCCACGGCGATCGTCATACGATGTTCACTCCCCGCTCCTCGCGGTTGACCGAGGTGGACTTGTTGCCGCGGAACCAGCCGCCGCAATTCTGGCAGTGGTAGCGGATGTACGTGCGCGTCTGCGCCACCTGTTGCCCGCGCGCCTGGATCCGGCTGCTCCCGCACTTCGGGCAGCACATGCCGTCACGGTGCGCGCTGTAGTTGGGATGCTTGATGATCCACGGCCGCAGGCGGCGGTACAGCTTCTCGAGCAGCGTCACGTCGCCGCGGTTGTAGCGGCCCATGCGCTCCCACGCCTTCGCATCGCCCGCCATGCACTTCACCCACAGCTCGAAACCCTCGTGCTTCACCTTGGCGCCGATGTCGAGGGCCGCCGACACGAACGACAGCTTGTTGCTCTCGAAACGGAACGCCCGGCGGCAGACTTGCAGCAGGTCGAGCTGCTTGTAGGGCGAGGGCGGCAGGAACCCGTGCTTGATGAATTCCTTGTTCAGCGTCGGGATGTCGAATTTCGTGCCGTTGTAGTGCACGACCACGTCGGCCTCATCGAGCAGCTTGTGGATGCCGCGCAGCATGGCCTTCGCGTCGTGCTTCTGCACCGAGTCGAAGTGCATGGTCGTGTCGCCGAGCCACTTGGCCGACCAGCACAGGATGTAGCCCGAGGCTTCGACTTGGTTCGCGGCAATGTTTTGGTCAAACAGCCCCCACACAAAAGCACGATTCGGAGCCGTTTCGATGTCCAGCATTAGGACGCGCATGAAATACCTTTCTCCCAAGGACCGCGCGGGTTGCGCCGCCCCTTACCTTGCCCGTTTTTCGGGCGCATTACCCGCCATCGCGCGAGAGAGGCTTCGATTGTGCGCTTACGCCTCTCCCCCATCAGGGCGTACAACGTCATCATCCACGCCGCAGCCCGCGAGCCGTACACCGCGGTCGAATACGACGTTTTTAGGGGGACGGGACGGACGTAGGGCTTTTTGAGGGTTGAGCCGAGAACGCGAGCCGCGCGTTCGACCACATCGCGGTCGGTCATCGTTACGACGACGCGAGCCGTGCCGGGGCTCGAACCGCTAAATCCGAAGCATCCCTCCCCCTCCAGCAATCCGGCCAGCCAATGCAGTTCAGCAGTCGTTATCACAGCGCGCCCCCGATTTCCGCGGCTTCTATCTCGAGCTGCAACGCGGCGAGCGCCCGCCACGCGAGCTTGGCGCTGTGCCGGATGCCGTCGGAGTCCACCGTGCCGGCCTCCATGAGATGCCGCGCGATGCAGTCGTGATGGTCCGTGGACTGCTCCCGCGCCCAATGCAACGGCTGGCCGGGGTTGTGCTGGTCGTTGCCGGCTTTCGAGCACGCGGCTACGGCCGCGATAGCGTCGGGGAAGTACATCAGCACCCCCGAGTAGATCGGCACGCCCTTGCGAGCTTTGGCGTCAGTCGGCAGCATGCACGGGCTCCGGTACGTTCTGCGGGTTGAAAACGGGCGAGTTGAGGGCCACGTTCCAGTCGCGGTAGTGGTGGTCCGCCAGCTTGCCGAAGATGTCGGTGTCGGGCAGGCGGCCGACGACCACGCGCAGGATGAGTGCTCGCGGGTGGCACGCTACGCCCCACTCCACGTAGCGCCCGCCGGTCGTGCTCCGCCCGTCCACGTCCAGAATGATCGCGTCGGCTTGGCAGACTTCGGCTACGTCTTTGGCGGCGAGCCGCTCCTGCCACTTACCCTCGGGCATCCACTCGGGGCGGTCCTGCTCATCGAGCCACGTGCTGACGACTTCGTGGCCGAGCATCCGCAGGCGCTCCGCCATGAGGCGCAGCCGCCCGCGTTCGGTCCAGGTGCCGGACACGTAGACCCTCATTGCAGCGTCCTCGCTTCCGGGGCGGACTCGTCCTCGTTGCCGAGCACGACGGGGTACGTGAACGCCACGACCTTGCGCGTGGCGAACGCACGCAGCACGGCCCACAGCAGGCGCCAGGACGGGTACAGCACGATCGGGTAGCGCACGACGTGCAGGTTCATTCGCCACCCCGCAGCTCTTGCCACAGCAGGACGAGCGCCGTGCCGATCAGCGCGAAGCCGATTGAAAGCATGACGACGGAAAACACGATCCCGAGCGCGATGAAAGTGGCGTCGTCCATTATTCGTTGACCCCCGCCCAGTCGAGCAGAATGTGGATAGCGCGCCACGTGAGCAGCGAGAACACGGCCAGCGCGCCCGCCATGCCCTCGGCCCGCGCGAACGCGAAGCCAAGCGTGAGCAGCACCGCGCCGAGCCCGAAGTAGAGCACGGTCACGAGAAACGAGAAGCTGAGAGCGCGGTTCAAGGTATGGGCCTCCATTCGGTGAGCAAGTCGGCGCGCAGCGCGTCGAGCAACTCCGGTTGGGTATGGAACAGCGGGGCGCTCGCGAATTGCAGCATCACGTCGTACCGCTCCGCGGGTTCCTCCATAAGCAGATAGCCGCGTTTGCCCTGCCCCACGGCGTACCCGAATTCTAAATGCCCGGACTTGCCGGCGGGGTATTGCAGCACGACGGCATCGGCGAGGTTGAGGTACGCGCGATCGAAGTGGAACACGTGCCGGGCCTCCCGGCTCTCCAAGGCTTGCCGATAGTCTCGGCCCCGCGCGGTTGAGTAGGCCTGCCACGCGTCATCCGCTGTTGGCGAGGCCGCCGTCCAGTTGTCCACGCACTCGATGCCGAGCGCGCGTATCTCGTTCCCGAGCGCAACGACCTTCGGGTTGCGCAACGAGCCTACTAGGTACACCACAGGGCGCCGTCGGTCCAGCTCCAAGTACGCGGCCATCTGGTACAAGGTGGCCGCGTTCTCGCGGGCAAACCCGAGCGCCGAGTTACAGTGCGCGCACAGCAGCCCCCGGACCCGCCCGGTAGCGTGACAGTGGTCCACGTGCGCGGCGCGCGCCGCCCCGGAGTCTATGCGCGTCCCGCAGCACGCGCAGCGGCCATGCTGCCGGGCCATAAGCGCAGCGAAATCGGCGGCCGTCAGTCCATACCGATCGGTGCGATTCCAATCTCGTTTGCGTGGGTGGCGGTTCGAGGCTTGCACCTTTTCGGGATTCCGCTTCCGCCAACGGGCGGCGGAATCCCGCAATTTCTCCGGGTTCGCCCGGTTCCACTTCCGTTGCGGGCTCACAGGAGGGCTCCCTTATTGTACAGCAGCGGCAGGGCGTCCGTGGCGCGCATTACCACGAGCCATTCGCGGTTATCGGCGCGGATCGCGATGGCCGGGACGGCGCAGCCGTCGTATTGCGGTTGCGCCGCTACGACTTGGTCCAGGTGTTCGTAAATCGACACCTTGGCGCGGCGCTTGACTTCCCACAGGTACGGGGGCGCCGGCACGTCGCCGCCGCCGTCGCGCGCCTGCCCGAGCGCTCGCTTGGCGAGCACGCCCACGGCCTTGAGCATCGCGACCCATTCGCGTTCCCCGGCGGCGCCCTTCACGCGTTGCATCTTTCCCATTCGTCTACCCTACCCGACTAGAGCAGGGATGTCAAGCCGCCGGCTTCGGCGGGGGCGGCTACGGGCTCGGCTTGCCGGTGCAGCACCGTGCCGAGCAGCGGGCTTGCCGTGCCGGGTATGGGGAAGAACACGACCCACGCCAGCGCCCGCTCATGGTCCACGGCCAGCTCCGTACCGGCCGGGTAGTCCACGCCGTAGGCCGAAACCGGCCGCGTCAAGCGTATGCGCATGGCTCACTCCTCCACGCGCGTCGAGCCGATGAACGGCTCGACGCGCACGATCGCCACGCTACGCGCACGGCGCAGCGCCGCCAGCCGGCGCGGATCGCGCAGCACGGCCTCGCTCGCCTTCTCGTGGCGCTCGATATAGTCGGCGTACAGCTTGGCGGCCACGCCGCGCGCCACGTCCACGGCGTTCTCGAGCGCCGCGGCGACGGCCGCCTCCCCGAGCACGGGCTTGGGCACGGCGATCTGCACGCAGCGCGCCGCGAGAAACTTCACGCTATCGCCGTCGGCGACAGTGGCGTGCGGGTCCAGCGAATCGACCCGCGCTCGCCGCGCGGTCTCCACGGCCCGCTCGAGAAAGCGCACGACGCGCCAGGAAAGCGCCCACGCGCGGGCGGGCTGCCCCGCATTCACGGGCGGCACAAGGGCGCGGACTTCGGAAAGGATATCGGCTCGGTTCATGGTCTACACTCCCAAAAGTTGACGGATTCTCGGCGCAAGCCAATCCTCCTGCACTTGTCTTTCGGCGTCGGCGCGGGCGGCGGCGTCGACGGCGTCGACGGCGTGGACGGCGGCGGCGCGGGCGGCGTAGGCGGCGGCGTCGACGGCGTCGGCGGCGGAGTAGGCGGCGGCGTCGACGGCGTAGGCGGCGGCGTCGACGGCGCGGTCGGCGCGGGCGGCGTAGGCGGCGGCGTCGACGGCGTCGGCGGCGGCGTGGACGGCGGCGGCGGCGGCGCGGGCGGCGGCGTCGACGGCGGCGCGGGCGGCGTAGGCGCGGTCGGCGTAGGCGGCGCGGTCGGCGTAGGCGGCGCGGGCGGCGCGGGCGGCGGCGGCGCGGGCGGCGGCGGCGCGGGCGGCGTCGACGGCGCGGGCGGCGCACCAGTGCGCGAATTCCACCAGCAGCGGCCCGGCGTCCACGTAGGGTGTATGCTGCCGCGCCGCGGACGCGCACGCTTTGCCGTCGCCCTTATGGATGATTCCGCGCAGTTCGCGCAGGCAAACGCGAGTGCCGGGAGCGTAGCGCAGTGCGTCGGTGACGCGCTCGCTCCCGTGCCATCCCGACACGCACAACTCGGCGCGGCGCTTCGGCAAGTCGTCGCCCTGCTTGGGAAGCGGCGTCCCGTCGCGCAGGACCTCATCGGCGAAGTGAAACACGAGCATGGGCTATCCCTCCAGTGGCATGACGACTTCGGCGTAACACTCGCCGAGTGCGTGATTGCGTTGTTCGTAGCGCAGCACCGCTCCGGGGTTCGCTTGCAGCGTCATCGCTACTAGAGCATCGACTTCCGCGAGCGGCCCGCGGATGCACCGCAGGTCGCGCAGCTTGCCGGCTACCGGCACGCGTTGCCGATAGTCGGCTATGCGCGCGGATTTGGGCTCGGTGCCGTACGTCATCGTCCGCACTTCCAGCGGCGCCGCGTTGACGCGGGCGCGGCGTTGTACCCGTGGCGCCAGAGTTGCAGCGCGGACTCCGCGAGCGAGACATAGTGCGCCCGCAGGCTCGGCTCGCGCGACATGCCCGCGCGGGCGAGATCGTTGCGCGCGACGTTGAGCTGGTGCATCAACGTGGCGTGTCGGCTCTGATGTTGGTTTCCCCACATGTCTACACTCCCAAAAGTTGACGGACTCTCTGTGCAAGCCAATCCTCCTGCACTTGTCTTTCGGCGTCGGCGGCGGCGCGGGCGGCGGCGTCGGCGGCGTCGACGGCGTGGACGGCGTAGGCGGCGCGGGCGGCGTAGGCGGCGGCGTCGGCGGCGGCGTAGGCGGCGGCGTCGACGGCGTGGACGGCGTAGGCGGCGTCGGCGGCGGCGTAGGCGGCGGCGGCGTAGGCGGCGGCGGCGTCGACGGCGTGGACGGCGGCGGCGGCGGCGCGGGCGGCGTCGACGGCGCGGTCGGCGCACCAGTGCGCGAATTCCACCAGCAGCGGCCCGGCGTCCACGTAGGGTGTATGCTGCCGCGCCGCGGACGCGCACGCTTTGCCGTCGCCCTTATGGATGATTCCGCGCAGTTCGCGCAGGCA